TTTTGGTAGAACCACTTCAATTGGTTATCCCAAGACAACTTCAACAAGTGAATGTTATCATTACCATTTTCAGTCACGTCAAAGATGATGAAGCTGTAAGAGCTCAAAGGACGTCCATCAATCAATGGATTCTCAACATCATTAGTGTGAAGATTATCAAATGCAGGATTCAATACAAACTTAACATTTGCCAAGAAAGGAATAGTGAAGCTGGTGTAAGCAAAACCGAAGTCAAGATCCATACCACTACCTTTAACAGCACCAATGTCAGATGCATTCTGAACTAAACCAGAACCATATACCTCATCAGCAATAGCCTTGTTGATCAACTGCATACCACCGATACCAGTTTGAACAACCAAAGAACGCTGTGGGTCTGGTCCTTTAAATTCTACTTTACCTTGGTAGAAGTTGTACAATTCAGACTTGAACATATCAAGAGTGAAAGAAGATTTGTTGTATACTCTCTTGAATGAGTTATCCAATTGAGCCCACAAACCTACAGACAATCTGATATCATCTGGTCCGTCTTGCTTAACCTTACCACCTTTACCCCACATGAGGTAAGTTTCAATGTCATTAGCAATTTTGCTAAGGTGAGCTGCTTCCATATTAGTAACGAAAGTTCTGCTTAATCTACCTTCTTCAAATGCTTGACGTGCACCAGCTTTACCCATGCTAGCTACCAATTCTTCAATAGAAGAAACAGAAGGGTTACCGCTTTCATCAAAGTTTCTCCAGATTTCCGTTACAGGCACAGTACCATCAGCATTCAAACCACCTTTGATCATCAAATCAGCGCGGCTAGAAATAGAGTAGTGTACGTGTGCTTCAGCTCCACCAACAAAGTTGTAGAACTCACGGAATCCAGAACCAGTTTCAATGTCAGAGAATCTCTCACCGTATTCACCACGTGCAGAACCTTTTCTGAAGTACTTAGTTCCAGCAGCCAAGTAAGAGTTATCTAAAGAAACAGCACTGTTGTTGTTTACCAACTGAACAGTGTAGATGAATCCGTCACCAGCAGGAATAATGTCATCAGCAGTGATGTACATTTCCAAACCATTGTACTTATCATAAGTAATGATATCACCGTGACCAAAAGCTCTTTTAGAAAGCTTGATCTTGAAGGTAGTACCATCAACACCTTTTGCGTCATTTGCTGGCTCAATGTCAGCTACAACAAAAGGTAAATCTTGAGCGATAGGAGTTTGCCATTTGTACTCACCACGTGCGTTGTCTACCAAGATTGTATTCTTTCCACCAAAAGAAGCCATTTGATACAAAGGCATTTCTACCTTCTGGGTCATAGCCCAAAGATCAACTGGTCCCATATCCATAGGCTCGGCAGAACCAAGCATCTGGGTAAGGTGATAAGAATCAACATGAGAACTTGCTTTGTAGCTAGTATCTCTTAGGAAAATTCCATTGTTTAAAACAGGAGTTGCCATAATTGATTGTTATTAATTGATTATTATTTGTTTTTTAGTTAAAACCTTTTAAATATGTTATTGCTTCTAGGAATCTTTCTTTTTGAAGAGCTGCGTGTTTTAGTATCTTCTTCACGTTGCTCTACTCCAAGAGAGGAACCACCAGCATTTGCTTGTTCAGTCTTAAGCTTTCTTACCGTTTTCTCTACACTCTTTTGTGCTCCTTTCTCCATGATCTTGGATTTGTATCCATCAGGATCAGATAACAACCACAGTGCTTCTGAAATTAGTGTATAGTTTGGTTCAACAAACTGATACTTTTCAAGCAAGTGACCTAACAAGTTTGTATTTCTACCACTTACAGAAGGATAGTTTGGTTGAACTAAACCGTTGTATAGCATAGACTGAGTCTTTCTATCAACTTTTAAATCACCCAAAGCACCATCTTTAAGGGTATTATATACGTTCTCCATGTATTGTTGAGAAGCTTGTTCTTGTTGTCTTTTACGCATTTCTTGTTCTTGCAATTTCTGTGCAACAACCTTTTCTTGCATTTTGTCCAACTTTGGTTTGAACTTAGCGGCTTGTTGTTCAAGCTTTCCTAAGTCTTTCCAAACTTCAATCTCCTCTGCAATCTCTTCTGCTGTTCCGTATCCTGTAGCTTGAAGGTAATCTCTGATAATAATTTCTTGATCTCTTTCAGATTTAACATCAAGCGTTTTCTTTGTTTCCGCTTGAGCTAAAGTTGAAAATAGACCTTTCAGATCTGTACCTCCATCAGCCACGTAACGTGCAGCAATCTGGAGTTCTTGTGGTAAACTTTCAAAGAACTGTTTGGGTGTCTCTCTTCTAACCTGATGAGCTCTCTCTTCTAAGTTAGCTTCAATGAGTTCTTCCCAGTCTTTTGCTGAATATTCTTCCAGCGGTTTATCATCATCAAAAGGAACAATCTTGTCTTCTTTAATAAGCTTGTTAAATACATCGCTTATTCCAGAAATCTTTTTTCTTCCTCTTGTTTCTTTTTTCTCATCCTCTTCATCTTCATCCTCGTCAAGTGCTTTAAAAACATCTTCTGCACTTTCCTTGGTTTCAGACTTTTTATTTTCTGTTGACTCCTCAACATCTTTAACATCTTCAGAATCTTTAGAATCTTCTAAATCTTCTGAATCTTCTGAATCTTTTGGTTCTGTAAAAGAGAAGTCCGCATCTACTGTTGGTTTGCTAAATACAGATTTAGGTTTACTTTCTTCTGGGACTGTTACGCTATCTGCACCAGCTGCACCATCAAAAAGAGAATCTAAATCAATATCTACTTGAGCTACTTTGCTCTCTACTGTTTTAGTTTCTGTTGCCATAATATCGTTGGTTTTGTAATTACTAATAGTTACATATACAATATAAAAAAATTTTTGCTATTAAACTTACAAAATGCAACTAATGTTTTTGATTTTGTGCAGTATATAGCTATCTATATTTTTTCTTTATGTAAATATATTTAGAAGGTTTATTTTTTATCTTCTTTCTTAGACTTAGAACCTTGAACATCATACTTGTTCTTATTCTCTCTTGCAATTTGAAGTTGTTTATCCGCAACCTCTCTTTGAGCTGCTAATTTTTCTCTTTCAATTTGCATTTTAGAATTCTCCATAGAGTTCTTTATAGAAGCCTGCTCTCTCTTAAAGCTAAAGTCTTCTCTTCTCTCATTGGTTCTTCTCATTTCCTTCATTGCATCTTGATAGTCTGATACTTTGTTTTCATTAATATCAACCATAGCTCCATATCCTGCAGCTCTAATTTCTGCAACCTGAAGATCTTTTTGTCTTTCTTTCTCAGATTCTGCTGCGTCAAATTGCATTTTCATTTGCTGCTCTTGAGCTTTAGCTTGAAGCTGTTGTTCTTGCATTTCTCTTTGCTGCTGCATTTCTTGTTCTCTTAATTGCAGTTGTTTGCTTTCTGCATCTTTTAAGATATCAGAAACTTCAGCAATAGAATCAGCTTTAATGATATTACCAAGATCATAGATGCTTGCGCCTGAAGTATTATTTTGAATTGCCAATTGTTTTAATTGGTCAAGAATTGCTCTATGATTTGTTTTAGTTGTAGCAAATACGTTAAAATCCCTTAGTAAAAGATCAGTACCGTTAATTTGGAAGTTTACTTTTTCTGCAGCAGATGATATATAAGATAATCTTACACTAGGATTTGTACTATAATAAAACTGCGCAAGATCAGTACGCATCTGATGTACTCTTGGCATTAAATGATCTGAGTGTTGCGTAAAGTAAATTTCAGTTTGTGCATAAGACTGATTTAAAGCCTGTGTAACACCTGTTGCCGTTTCATTACCCATTGGTGCTCCTAGTCTCTGCGGATTAACACCAATAGCATCAAAAGCTTGTTGTTTAAAATAATTAGCTAACTGAATGCGTGACATTAATCTATTAGTTTGCTCCATGTTTAGAGTCTGATAATGATTAAAGTTTGTTGCATTCTCTGTGTTTGTAATGGATGTGTCCAAAGGAAGCATTTGGAAATCTTTCATTGCTACAAAAGCTTTAGCATAATTTCCTCTACCCCAATCTTCACCCATAGAATGTCTAGGTAATGCGTTTTGATCAAACATAATTACAGTACCTAGTTCATCTACTAGAATATCTGCAATCTGATTATTAACCATGTTGTATCCAACCTGATACGCTTTCATTAGATCAACAAGAGATGTAGATCTAGTATTGCGGTCAGAGAATACGCGTCCTTCTACAGGAAGCTTGCAACCATACAAAGAGTTATCACCTTTAAATTGGAAAGGAATCTTTCCTGGTTTTTCTCTATTAATACCTAAATAAATAGGATTAATATTATTGCTTGCGTCTGATTTCCAAAATGCAGGTAAGTTTGGTCCAATCTTAACACCACCCCATACTTCATTAATCCAAATCCAATCAATATGCTCACCTTGAACTAGATTGTTTTTGGTTTTATTTTTAAAAATGGTTGTGTCATAAATTGGTTTTTCTGTAACCTTAAAGGTTTCATCAATGATCTCCTGAATTACCTCCCCTTCTTCTGTTATTTTAGTAAGGTGTCCAACTTTCCGTTGAGTTTTCCAATAAACTGTGGTGACTCTCATTAAGGACCCTTCCCCCCAATTAGGTAAATCATCTCCCTCGTTCAGAATAGAACTGATGATATCACCCCCATATTCAGGAGAACTGTTCCAATTACTTACAAATTGTCTATAAGCCAAGCTTGGTGAACCTGTGTTCCATTCATGAGACTTTGTAGGATCATAGTATGCGCCATCATTTTGATAACCGGATACCTGATATCTACCTGATTTAGCAGGATAGATCTCCTGTAAAGACTCTAATTGCTTTTCATTCATGAGATATCCATACTTATCAACTACATCAGCAACGGTCATTAGATCCATTTTACCCGCATAATTAGATTGGGATATATATCTGGCATCTGGTGACTTTTGATAGAATGTAAGTACAGGATTCCAAAGCTCTAACTCATAGTCATCCTCAAGCATTCTAAAATGCCAGAACTCTCTGTCTGTAATAAGCATATCTCTAAATGCACGCTCTTCTAGTTCTTGCATTTTAAAACGTTCTTCATCAACATTCAATTGATGAGAAGCCCATTCTTCTACCAGTGATCTATAATCTTTACTGAAGAAGTCTTGAATTTCAGGAAGGGTTTTAATATTTTCAGGTGCTAGCTGTTGTTGGAATTGCTCATCATTAGGATCAGCACCCATCTCAATCATCTTGAGCATTAGTTTATTTGAAGCATCTCTTAATAGATTCTCTTCAATCATCATTCTTTTTTGCTCTAGCATTTCATTGTAAGACAAATCATCTACAGCTCTAAACTGAACTTTTGAAAATCTTTTAGAGAATTCTCCAGATAGTACGTTTACAACATTTGGAATAATGGGGTAAAATTTAAGTTCTAAGGCTGACTCATCCTCCTTAGTAAGAACATCTACAAGATCTTTATACTCATTGTCTTCTTCTACAATGTAGTCGCTCTTATCAATAATTCCTTTTGCAAGCTTGTAGTTTTTTAAAAGCTTTCTAGAATTTTGTCTAAGGAATTGCATACCCTGCAATTCCAGCCAGTCCAAATTCCAAGCAGCCCAGTTTTCATCTTTCTTTTTAGCAGGAAGAAACTGCAAAGGCTGGGTAAGGCTTGACGTGGTTGGGTACCCGCTATCAGCTTTGGCACCGTTCTTTAATTGCATTGCATTGAATACCTTCATATTTATCTAATATTTTTAAATGCAGATCTTTTTATTTTATGACCTCCAACAGTAGTTTTACCACGTCCTAAATTTTTAAACGGACTATACTTTAATTTATACAAATTTTTTGAATTATCCAAAGAATTGTCTGATTCTGACTCTCTTCTTTTCAAATATCCTCTATTTGACTCTTGAATCTTTGAAAAAGCCACTAATGCTGAAAAAGCTACCAATCTATCCACGTTAAGTCCAGGATAATATGCAAGCATTTCTTTAAGTAACATTGGATCCGGTATTCTTTCAATACCCAGAGTTGTATTTAAAACATTTCCATCTTGATCTGTCTCCACGTCAATCTCTTCTCTTAAGAATTCAATTGCATAAGAAATAAGGTGGCTTTTAAACAACGTACCTGTATTCTTCCACCCATATTCTTGATACACAGTTCTGTTACTTCCTAGGTCTTTTAAGAAAAGAATTTGCTGTTTAGGAACTAGATACTTTTGTTTTTTCTTAGCAATCATATGCTGTATAAAAAGAGATATGTTGTTCTCCACAAGAGTCCAAGCATTATACCATTCTATAATTAATTCCAGTTGCTCATGTGTTTTATTAATATCATCATATCTACCACACCAAGCAGCTACAATTTTAGCAGGTTCAATAAAATGCTCAAGACCGTTTTGAGTTTCCCTAGTTATCTCTACAGAATTCTTGTAAACAAAAATACTACATAAAGAATCTGATGTAGTTGTTTTACCTTCAGATACGGGGTCAATAGATGCATAATAAGCACCAAACTCTGGATTAGATATAGGCCTTTCCCAAACAACCAAACAACCTGTTTTATCTTGAGCTTTCTTGTTTACAGGAAACTCTGAAATAGGTAGTTTATTTGATCTCTTAGCCATAATACCATCTTGAACTCTTTCAAGTTCTATGTGCTCATATGCATAATCTTTATCCTCAATTTTTTTAAGCTGTTTAGATATAATACCCTGAGGAAATACAGATTCTTTTCTATAGGCAAAAGCTTCAGCAATGTTGGTTGGTTTCTGAGAAATACGCAGCTGATATTGCTCAGGATTTAGATCAGCCTTCCACTTTAATCTTTCCAATCTAATTGCTTCTAATGCCTCTTCTATAAGTGAATTACCATACTTATCAATATGAGGAGGCATAGACCACTGTTCTGGTATAAAGAGGCCTGCTAGTCCAATGGTACCATCTGCATCCATTAGATTAGTTTCTACAGCATATATGTCATTTGAAGTAGGATTTAATATCATTTCCTTTAATGGTTCACACTGATCAAGATCACCCACAGAACCAGCAGCTATAAACATACCCGTAGTCACCATACCAGAGGACATTGCAGGACGCAAATATTCATATGTCTGCATCATCTTAGGGGCAATACCAGCCTCTTCATGAAAGAAATAAGTTGTTGGACCACCTACACCAGTTGTTGCATTCTTTTCAAAAGAAGCACCTTGTATCTTAGATTTAAGACCTCTAGATGTTTTTCTATTACCAACTTTAACTTCAATCTGCTGTTGCCACAACAATACTTTTTCTGGATTACTTGGCCTATACCAAGCAGTATGTTCATTAAGAAATGTCTTGTACTCATCAAGAAACTTCCAAGAACCTTTGTCATTGATATAGTCTTTTAATGATGCACCTATCTTACATGTACTACCCTCTTCAAACCAATAGGTGTTAATAATCTTACCCATATGAAAGTAAGAAGATGCAATCTGACGTTTCTTTAAAATAGCAGAATGTTTGTAATTTAGTTCTGCTAATAGCTCATAAAGGGCCATGTGATATTGGGCATCACGGACTTTAGCAAATCCATATTTCTTTTCTTCCTTATCATAGATAGGTAGGAAGTTTAACCACATGTAATAATCACGGGTTAAATACCAAGTATGGGAACCATCTTTATAGATAGCTCCCACACGGCATTTATTTTTTTGATCATCCCAATAATTTATATAATCCCTAGATCTAAAAGGCGCACCACAATAGTATCCTTCTTTATTAAAATGATTTGCTTCTTTATTAAAAAGAAAACTAACATCATTAAAATTATAAAGACCTGGTTCTTTAAATATGGTTAGTATAAACTCAGAAAAGTCATTCCTTGTCTCAAAGCTTGTTACAGACCACTCACCTTTTTCATATGTTGGGATTTCTATAAACACTATTCAATATTCTGTATTACCGCAAAAACATCCCCTGCATTTATAAGTAAATGCCTTTCACCGTCATGTTTCATTTCTGTAGGTACGCAGTAATCAGCATACTGAATTAAATCTCCAGAATTGATTTCCTCTACTTCAGCACCAACCGCCACTACAAATCCTTGATACACTTTTTCTAATGCTGTATCCGGTATAATAATATTTGTTCCCGGTACTAATCTTTCTGCTTCTTTAGGTTTTATTAGAACCTTTTTTCCTACGGGGATTATTTTTGTTTTCATTTTTTTC